ATATTATTGATACAGTGACCAAACTAATTGATCGAAATCAAAATCTAGTACAGGCCGAACCCACAGCAGCTAAACGAATTGACGTCAAGGTCCCTACTATTGCGGATCGTGTAGCGGAGAAAACCGCTGAGTATATTGGCGAAGTTGAAGGGCTAATCGACGACTACATTTTCAATAAAAAAGAGTTCAATCTTTACAATTGGCTCAAAGAACGCAATGTTCCTCAAGGATCGATTGTAAAGTTTCGCCAAACAATCTCTCGTCAACAACTGGAATTTGCTGAAGCACTGGAAGGCAAAGACGCACAACTCAAAGAAGGCTATCGTGGATTTAATAAAGCCCGTCTTAAACAAATTGTGACCTTTTACGAAAAGCTATGGGCAGACCTAGACAGTTTCGCACAAAGCAAAAAAGTAGCACGTAAGGTTCGGGTTAAGAAAAGCCCCTCTAAAGATAAACTTGTTGCCAAACTCAAATATCTCAAAGAAGATCGCGAACTTAAAATTACCAGTATTAATCCAGTGGATATCATTGGGGCCAGTAAATTGTGGGTTTACAACACTAAAACCCGTAAATTGTATCGTTATCAAGCCGATGAACTTGCTAGCACATTGAGCATCAAGGGTACCACAATCCTTGGCTACGATGAAGTTAAGAGTGTGGGTAAAACTATTCGTAAACCTGCAGAAGTACTGGCCAAGTTTATGAAAGCCAGCAAAGTACAACTTCGTAAATTCCTTGATGATATTAACGCAGTTGAAGCTCGTGCCAATGGACGTATCAACGAAGATACCTTGCTACTCAAAGTAGAATAGCCGGTATCAGCTAAATATAGTAATAAAGGTCGACTTTTATGAGCACAGATGCCGATATTGCTGCACAACTACAATCAGTCAATGAGTTAAAAAATCAAATAGTTGAATATACTCGATTAAGGCTGGCTGATCAAATCATTGATATCGAGCCCGACAAAGAGCACTACGATATGGCCATTAAACAGGCCCTAATCAAATATCGGCAACGTAGCAGCAACAGCGTGGAAGAAAGCTATGCATTTTTGGATCTAGTAAAGGAAAAGCAAGAGTACATCTTACCTAGCGAAGTCATGGCTGTGCGTCAAATATTTCGTCGTGGTATAGGGTCAGTGACAGGGACTACTGCTAGTCAATTTGAGCCATTTGCTTCTGGATATCTCAACACTTATATGTTAGTGGCTGGGCGTGTAGGCGGATTAACCAATTACGAATTGTTCACACAATATCAAGAACTAGCTATGCGTATGTTTGGTGGGCACATTAATTACACATTCAATCCCACTACCAAAAAATTAACTATTGTTCGTAAGATACCTGATTCCGGGGAAAGTGTATTGCTTTGGCTTTATAACTATAAGCCTGACCAAATTCTGTTATCTGATCATATGTCCTTTCCCTGGATACAGGATTATGCCTATGCTTTGGTCAAGTACACAGTAGGCGAAGCAAGAGAAAAGTTCAGTCAAATTGCAGGCCCGCAAGGTGGTAGCTCTCTGAACGGAGCAGCACTTAAATCAGAGGCTAAAGAACTTCTTGACAAACTAGAACTAGATCTTATAAATTATGTAGATGGCGGACAGCCTTATACATTTGTGATAGGATAATTCTTGATAGTTACTATTAGCGGATTCATTGGCAGCGGCAAAGACACTGTCAGTGAATACTTACAAAAAACTCATAACTTTAAACAGATTAGTTTTGCCGGAAGTCTCAAAGATGCTGTATCAGCAGTTTTTGGATGGGATCGAGAGATGCTAGAAGGCAAAACAGTAGAGAGTCGTTTCTGGCGTGAAACTCGAGACATTTGGTGGAGCGAACGACTAGGGATGAACATTACGCCAAGGTGGATACTACAGTACTGGGGCACTGAAGTGTGCCGGCAAGGTTTTCACGATGATATTTGGATCGCTAGCGTAGAAAATCGAATTAGAAATAATACCGGCCCGGTAGTTATATCTGATGCAAGATTTCCTAATGAATTGGCCACAATTAAAAATTTGGGCGGTAAATCTCTGAGAGTGGTTCGGGGAGAAAACCCCGAATGGTATGACTTAGCCATCAAAGCCAATCAAGGCGATTCACATGCTCGAGCAGAAATATCCACAAAAGTTCATTCATCGGAATGGTCTTGGGTTGGGCACGACTTTGACTATGTTATCGACAACAATTCGACTTTAGAAAATTTATATCATCAAATTAATCAGATAATTAAAAGTCAGGTTTAAGTACGGGTTCGACCCAGCCTAGCTTTTTAGTTTGCAGTTCTATTCTGCAGTTTGCACATATAGATTTTAAGTTAGCCCAGTCGGTGTTTGCAGTGTTGCCATCGATATACCAGATACCAATTTGTGTATTGACACGACTTTTAAAATTACAGAGTTCACAACGATCGCGAAGTTTGTAACCAGCTTTCATCCAACTAGGAACTGGATCTCGTTTTGGTCTGTGATTTCTGATGCAAAAATCACAGCGATTTCTATAATAAATTCGCTGTCGGGTTCGATAATTAACAGCAACGGGCCGTTGATAGCAGGCCGGACATATAGATCTGCTCATAGCAATATTTAGCCTGTAAAGGGCAAATAAAGGGCACTCAAACTAGGTAATTTTGCCTCCTTTACATAAATAATAGTAACTTTATGCTAAAGGAATAATAACATGGCACTAACATCACCAGGTTTAGAAGTTCAAGTAATTGACGAAAGTACTTATTTACCATCTGCACAAGCAACCGTTCCGCTAATTCTTTTAGCCACTGCTAGCAATAAACTATTTAACGGCACAGTGACAACAGGAACACTCAAGGCCAATGCCGGTAAACTTGATGCAGTTTCGTCACAGCGTGAACTAATTACCAAATACGGAACTCCAAGATTCCAAACCAGTTCAATTGGAACACAATTACACGGAGATGAACGTAACGAATATGGACTAATGGCTGCTTACAGTGCATTAGGATTAGGAAATCGTGCTTATATAATCAGAGCCGACATCGACTTAGATGATCTAGAACCAACTGCTTCAAGACCCAACGGTGAACCTGCTGATGGCACGTATTGGCTAGACACAGCTCAAACTGAATGGGGAATTTATGAGTGGAGCACAGCCACTGGTACTTTTAGTAAAAAGACACCGATACTGATTTCTGATTCTGATCTAACAGCCGGATTACCTAAAGTATCAGTAGGTGTAGTGGGATCATATGCTATAGTACTTTCCACTGCTACTACATTAATTAAAATGTATTACAAGGGATTAGATTATTCTTCAGGAACAGCTACCGCAAGTTGGGTAGAGGTCGGTAGTGCTGCTTGGCAAGCCATAGTACCCACTGTAACAGGTTCGGTATCAAACCCAACATTGACTGCTGGAAACGAGATTGTTGTTAATGGAACAACTATTACGCTAGCTGGAACTACAATACAATCATTAGCCAGTCAAGTTAATGCGGCTAATATTCCCGGAGTAACTGCTCGTGCAATCGACGGAAAATTAACATTCTTCTCAACTAGTGCATCGAGATCTAATGCCAATAATCAAAACGGTATTATTTCGGACGGAACTTTAGTACTAGCAAATGGTACCGGAACTCCTTTAACTAGCTTGGGTATTACTCCTCGTACCTATTATGCTCCGTTACTACAATCGTCGACATTTGCTGGTATTCCCGAATGGAGCTCATTTGACGATCGTCCAAGACCTACAGGAAGTATTTGGTTTAAAACTAGTACTACCGGGGATGGATTAAATGTAGTACTAAATCAATACAACGAAGATGAAAACACCTGGGTACCAGTGGCAACACCAATGTACAAAAATGAACCCGAGGCCTTGTTTGGACTTGACCCTGTTAACGGGGGTTCTTCGATTGATGTTGGCACAATATTTGGGGTTTACGATACCAATAACGATAAGACAGCAAATCTTCAACTTTACAGAAGAAGAACTACTGGAACAGTTTCTTTAACTTCAAACACATTAGCTGACAATCCTTTTATTGCTGGAAATCAATTTACTATTAATGTAAGTTATAATTCCTCAACTAATGTTGTTTCTTACACTGTTAAGTTAACTGGTACTAGCATAACATCTTTTGTATCTGATGTTATTGCTCTTAACATACCAAACTTAACTTGCACTTTAGCTGACAATAAAATTACTATTGCTCACACCAAAGAAGGAATGGTTAATTTAACTAATGTCATCGGAACACCGATTACTACTGCTGGGTTTTCTTCGGACACATCCGACTATGCAATTCCGTTGGCTGCAGGTGTAGTACAGAATGCATTTAGTATTGCCGGAACAGAAATGCTCAACACTGGTGTATTATCGACTAGTTCCTCGGCATTGGCTTTAGATACTAGTTCTAATAAAACTATAGTAATTCAAGCCGGGCTTGGGGCAACTATTTTCTCCCCCGGACAATATGTTCATGTATATTCAACTACAACCTCAACTAATTTCCTTAAAGGAGTAGTAGCTAGTTATAATAACGCAACTGGACAGTTAGAAATTGTTCCTACTGAAGTTAGTGGATCCGGAACAGGTATCACTAATTGGACTGTTACCACTCGAGCAACTAATTACACTATTGGAGAATTTCCTCCTGCAGTGGCAGTAAGTGGCGATCGTTGGTTAGATATTGAAAGCGGTTTAGAGTACATCTATTCGGTTTCAACTTCGCCTGGCGAAGGATCGGGACCATGGGTACAAACAACTACTAATGATAATTTCTTTACCTCAATACCAGGGGCTCCAGAAGAAGGCGACAAATGGCATAACAGCACTAACAAGAGATTGTACACATATTCTGGTGCTAAATGGAACGAAGTATGGTCAGCCGGTGATAGAACCATTGGCGTGACCTTAACTGGTTTTGAGCCTCTTGTGTATACCTTTAGTGCAAGTGCCCCAGTGGCAGATCCTGCTGATGGTGCAATATGGTATTACAGTAGTGCAGCTGACGTGGATATAATGATTAATACCAGCACCGGATGGAAGGGATATCGCAATGGCGGTACAGACGCTCGAGGATACAATCTTGGTTTAACAGATGCTATGGGCGTAATTGCTAGTGCAAGTCAGCCAACTTATCAGTCTGATGGTGTAACTCCAGTAAGAGCCGGCGATCTTTGGTTAGATACCAGTGATCTAATCAACTATCCAAAAATTTATCGTTACAATGGTTCTACCTGGGACATAATTGATAAGTCAGATCAAATTACTGCCAACGGAATCTTGTTTGCTGATGCACGTTGGGGAACCAGTGGGAGCGTTGATGCATCAATCGGCGGATTACCTGCCATAGGCGGAGCCAATGGCCTTGTAAACAGCAATTATCTCGATCTTGATGCACCGGACTATAGATTATATCCACGTGGAATGTTGTTGTTTAATACACGTCGCAGCGGATTTAACGTCAAGCGATTCAAGAAAAATTATTTCAATACTGTAAGTTTTCCAAATGTTGGAGCTAACAGTCTTGGATTGCCAACTAGCTTACCCACTGAGAAGGATTGCTGGGTTACAGCTAGTGGATTAAAGCTCGACGGAAGTATGTATGCAGGACCACAAGCACAAAGAAACATGGTAGTCAGTGCACTTAGAGCCGCTGTAGATAGCAATGTAAGTGTTCGTGAAGATCAATACGAATTTAACATTATTGCTTGCCCTGGATATCCTGAGTTGATTTCCAATATGGTTGGCCTAAACAACGATAGAGTTAATACTGCTTTCGTGGTCGGCGATACACCAATGAAGTTGGCACCAAATATCATTGATATTGTTAATTGGTCTAACAACTCAAACGGCGACGGATTAAGTACTCCTAGTGAATACTTAGGTGTGTTTTATCCTGCAGGATTAGCTAGCGATTTAGAAGGCGACGAAGTTGTTGTTCCAGCTAGCCATATGATATTAAGAACCATTATGCGTAGTGATAACATCAGCTATCCTTGGTTTGCACCAGCTGGTGCACGTAGAGGAATAGTCGACAATGCTACCAGCATTGGATATATTAACTCTGCAACCAACGAGTTTGTTAGATTTGGTGTAGGAAAGAGCATTCGTGATACACTTTACGAAAACAAAATTAATCCATTAACTATTCTTCCTGGTACAGGTTTATTGAACTATGGACAGAAAACACGTTATGGATTGACCAGTGCTCTTGACCGTATCAATGTTTCACGTTTAATTGCATACATGAGAAAAGCATTGCAGCCATTGGCAAACAACTTCTTATTTGAACCAAATGATTCAACAACTAGAGATCAAATTAAGAATGCTGTTGAAGGTCTATGTAATGATCTTGTTGCAAAACGTGCATTATACGATTATATCGTAGTTTGCGATGACAGTAACAATACTCCAGATCGTATCGCTCGTAACGAACTTTATGTTGATATTGCAATTGCTCCAGTTAGAGCAGTTGAGTTTATCTACATACCATTACGTGTACGTAATCCTGGAAACATCTAATAGTTAGATGATCAAAATAGGGGGCTTCGGTCCCCTATTTTTTTGGCTAGAAAAATCTTAGAAAAAAATGATAAATAAAATTAAGATCAGTATATAGGAGATCGCAGAATGTCTACAGGATCATTAACTAAATTTACAGTTCCTCTTGCATCAAACGCTAGTGCTACATCGCAAGGTCTGTTGATGCCTAAACTAAAATATAGATTTAGGGTTAGTTTTTTAAATTTCGGAGTCAGCCAAGACAAGGTAGTCGAGCTAACTAAACAGGTTATGGATTTTAAAAGACCCAGTGTTAATTTCAACCCAATAACCATTGATGTTTATAACAGTAAAGTTTATCTAGCCGGTAAACCCGAATGGCAAACTGTTACCTGTAACCTACGTGATGATGTCAAGGGCGATATTTCACGTCTCGTTGGCGAACAGATTCAGAAACAGTTTGACTTCTTAGAGCAATTCAGTGCTGCAGCCGGAATTGATTATAAGTTCACAACTAAACTAGAAATACTTGACGGTGGTAATGGCAGAGAAACACCCAATGTTCTAGAAACTTGGGAAATGTATGGTTGCCTATTAGACAGCGTTGATTATGGTGACGCCAACTATGCAACCAACGATCCAATGACAGTGGCATTGACCATACGTTATGACAATGCTGTTCAAACACCAAGTGGTACTGGAGTTGGAACATATGTTCAACGTGCCTTAGGAAGCACTATTACTGGTTAATTTTTTTGAAAGGTAGCCAGTGGCTAATATTAATTCGTTTCTTAAACAGTTAGTCGCTGGCGACTCATTACGTGGATATGCTCACGCTAACAAAATATTCACTAATAATGCATTTGACCTAAGTCCTAAATTTGCTTTTCTTTTCCACGTGCATTTTGATCTTGCACCTGGGGTCACTTACAATAGACAATCAGAATTGGGGGTTTTAGTAAAATCTGTTGATCTCCCAAAATATAGAGTTGATACTAAAACCTACAATTCCTATAATCGTCCTAATATCGTACAGTCAAAAATTAAGTATGAACCAATTACCATTACATTTCACGACGATACATCAAACGTAATAAGAAATTTTTGGTATGACTATTATACTTTTTATTATCGAGACACAGATTTAGCCAATCCTAGTTCCTACCAAAATAACTATAAGTATGCTAAAGAAAATATTGTTGACACAGCATATATGGGTTACACAACTAAAAACGATCAAAAAAGATATTTACAAAGTATAAGAATTTATAGTTTTAGTAAAAAGAAAGCATCTGAGTACGTGTTAATCAATCCAATTATTACTAGTTTTCAACACGGCAGGCACGAAAATCAAACAGATAATACTACATTAGAACATACTATGACCATAGAGTATGAATCTGTTATTTAC